GCCGTGGCGTGGGAGGACATGGGCCAGGAGCTCGAGGTGGCGCTGTTCGTCCGGACGTTGGCGGAGGCCGAGCGGGCCGACGCGCGGGTGGACGTGAAGAAGATGGTGCGCGGGTACCTGGACAGCCTGGGCCTGAGCGTGGCTGGCATGAACCGGAACCGGTGGAAGATCGCACCACCGATCGAGGGGCCGGCCGCAGAAGCATCTGCGCCGGCAACGCCCATCCGGCGCCCGTCGGCACGTGACCGGCTGAAGGTCGTGCCCAGTGGCGAAGGCAGCTGACGCGGCCACCGAGTTTGTCGTCGACTTCCCCACGCTTTGGATCGTCCCGGACTGGATCGAGCGACACTGCCCAGTACCCGACGGGTTCCGGGTGGGCGAGGACCTCGAGCTGTACCCGTGGCAGTTGTGGTGCACGGTCAACCACTACCGCGTGAGGCCGGAAGCCCGCGTCGGGCAGCTGGCGCCCGCATTCCACTACCGCCGTAGCCAGGTCGTAGCACCGCAGAAGACGGGCAAGGGCCCGTGGTCGGCGACGATCGTCCTCGCCGAGGCGGCCGGACCGGTCGTGTTCGACGGCTGGGCCAAGGGTGGCGAGCGGTACCGGTGCTCGGAGCACGGATGCGGCTGCGGCTGGTGGTACGAGTACGCGGCCGGGGAGCCGATGGGCGTGCCGTGGCCGACGCCGCTGATCCAGTTGACGGCGACCTCGGAGGACCAGGTCGCGAACGTGTACCGGCCGCTGCGCTCGATGGTGAAGCGGGGCCCGCTCGCCGAGATGATGCAGACGGGCGAGGAGTTCACGCGGGTGGGCGACGACGGGCGCATCGACGTCGTGACGTCCTCAGCCCTGTCCCGCCTGGGTAACCCGATCGTGTTCGCGATGCAGGACGAGACCGGCCTGTACACGACGGCGAACAAGCTCCGGCGCGTCGCCGAAACCCAGCGCCGCGGCGCGGCCGGCATGGGCGGCCGGTCGATGGAGACGACGAACGGGTGGGACCCCTCCGAGCAGTCGGTGGCCCAGACGACGTCCGAGGCCAAGGCGCGCGACATCTTCCGCTACCACCCGCAGGCACCGAAGTCCCTGTCCTACGGAGACAAGCGGCAGCGGCGGAAGATCCACGCCATCGTCTACGCGGGCTCGTCGCACGTCGACCTGGACGCCATCGAGGCCGAGGCCGCCGAGATCCTGGAGAAGGACCCGGCACAGGCCGAACGGTTCTTCGGCAACCGGTGCGTGGCCGGCAGCGCGTCGTGGCTGGACGGCGGGAAGTGGGCGGCCAAGGCGAAGCCGCGCAGGGTGCGCCCGTTCACGCGGATCGTGCTCGGCTTCGACGGATCGGACATGGACGACTGGACCGCGATCCGTGCGGAGACCATGGACGGCTTTCAGTTCACGCCCCTGTACGGGGAAGAGGACCTGCCGACGATCTGGAACCCGGCCGACTACGGCGGCCAGGTCCCGCGCGCCGAGGTGCGCGCGGCCATGGGACAGCTGATGCGCCGGTACGACGTGGTGCGGCTGTACGCGGACCCGCCGTACTGGGATACGGAGGTGGACGAGTGGGTGGACCTGTACGGCGAGGAGCGCGTGATCCGCTGGTACACCCGCCGCATCGTGCAGATGCACTCGGCTGCGGAGCGGCTGCGCACGGACGTGCTGAAGCGGGACGGGACGTTCACGCACGACGGCTGCGAAATCACCCAGGCTCACATCGAGAACACCCGCGCGGCGAGCAGGCCGGCAGACCGGTACGTGCTCCGCAAGGCGAGCACTGCTCAGAAGATCGACGCCACCGTGGCCTCGATCCTGGCGCACGAGGCGCTCGGCGACGTCATCGCGGCCGGCCTGGCCCAGAAGCAGGTCTCTTACTACTACGGCAGCTGAAGGAGGACCGATGGCGACCGTGGATCAGGCCCTCCAGCTGGTGATGCTGCTCGAGGCGGAACTGATGCGCCGCGATACGGACATCACGAAGTTCAGCGCCTACTACCGGGGCAATCACCCACTGAAGTTCGCGTCGGACGAGTTCGCGCACTTCCATGGCGACCGATACAAGGAGTTCTCCGACAACTGGGTCCAGGTCGTGGCCGACTCCCCGGTGGAGCGGATGACCGTCGCTGGGTTCCAGGCCGCCGGGCAGACGGAGGCAGACAAGGAACTGTGGAAGGTGTGGCAGGTCAACGGCCTGGACGCCGACAGTCAGCTCGGGTTCCTCGGCTCGGTCACATCGGGCCGTTCGTTCGTGCTGGTGTGGGGTGATCCTGATGACCCGGACATGCCCGTGGTCACTTTCGAGGACGCCTCGCAGTGCGTCATCGCCTACGAGCCCGGCTCGCGCCGCCGCCGTCGGGCCGCGCTGAAGCGCTGGCAGGACGGCGACGAAGACTACGCCACCTTGTACCTGAAGGATGAGGTGTGGAAGTTCTGCCGCCCGGCCATGGCGCAGCGGGACAAGTCGATGCAGATGGCGGAGGTCGACGAGGAGCTGAAGCGGTGGCGGCCGCGCGAGCTCGAGGACGAGCCGAACCCCCAGCCGAATCCGATGAACGTCGTGCCGATGGTGGAGCTGCCGAACAAGCCTGTCCTGTCCGGGGATCCGATCTCCGATGTGGTGGGCGCGGTCGCCATGCAGGACGCGATCAACTTGTTGTGGGCGCAGCTTTTCACCGCGTCCGACTACGCCAGCTTCCCGCAGCGGGTCATCATGGGCGCCGAGCGGCCGGTGATCCCGAAGTTCAACGAGCTCGGCGAGGTTGTCGGCACGATGCCGGTCGACCTGGAGAAGTTCGCCGTAGACCGGGTGATGTGGTTCAACGGCAAGGACGTCAAGATCGGCGAGTGGCAGGCCGTCAACCTCGCGATGTACACGGGAATTCTGGAAGTGGCGGTCGGCCACCTCGCCGCCCAGTCCCGCACCCCCCAGCATTACCTGATCGGCAAGATGGCCAACTTGGGCGAGGGCGCTCTGCTGGCCGCCGAGACAGGCCTGGTGAAGCGGGTCGAGGAGAAGCAGATCTGGACCGGGCAGGGCCTGCGTGAGATGGCCCGCCTGATCGCCCTTGCGCAGGGCGAGACGGCCAAGGCCGAGGATTTGCGGTCCGGCCGGGTGCTGTGGGCGGACGCGGAGTCCCGCTCCCACGCGCAGATGGCCGACGCGCTGCTGAAGCTCAAGCAGTTGGGCTTCCCGTTCGAGTGGCTGGCCCTGCGGTACGGGCTCACGCCGACCGAGGTTGCCGACGTGATGGCGCTGAAGATGGCTGAGCTCGAGGCCGACCCTGTCACCGAGCTGACCCGGGAGCTGACCGCCGGCACCGCGCCCGCACCGTCTACTGCCCAGCCGGAGCAGGAGGAGGAAACGGAGACTGCGGCATGAGCCCGTCACTGGAAGCCGAGGTCCACGTAGAGGCGCGTCGCCGTCTCGCCGAGGCAACCGCGCGAGCCTCGCGCGGCGTGTGGCGGGACATCGACCGGGACAACATCTACCCGTCGTGGCTGCAGCTGCTGGCCCGCCTCCTCGCCATCGTGTCCGCCGGGCAGCTGGCGTCTGCGAAGTCGACGGACGTGTGGTTGAACCAGCTCCTCGGTCCGGCCGACGAGGAACGCCCGGAGGCGGATGCGATCAACCCGGCCATGTTCGCCGGGGTCGACGGCTCGGGCCGACCGCTCGCCGCAGTGCTGATGGCCCCGATGTGGGTAGCGCTGCGACAGGTCACTGCCGGGAGGCCGGTTGCCCCCGCCATGGCCCACGGCCAGGCGCTCCTCGACACCATCGTCCGTACCGCGGTGGCCGATGCGGGGCGGGCCGCCGACCAGGTGGGCATGGTCGCCCGTCGGGACGTCACCACCTACGTGCGGGTCACCGAGGGCGGCGCCTGCTCGCGGTGCAACGTCCTCGCCGGGATCCGCGTCGGCGGCGTCAGCACCGCGTTCAAGCGCCATCCGCGCTGTCACTGCGGCATGGAGCCCGTCACGGCGACGCACCGGCCGGAGCCGTTCGACGCCAAGGACGTCTACGACCAGATGACCCCGGCGCAGCGGAAGAAGACGTTCGGCGAGGCCGGGATGAAGGCCATCGACGCCGGCGCCGACATCTCCCAGGTCGTCAACGCCCGCAAGGGCATGACCACGGCCACCGCGTTCGGCCGCACGC